ATGCAGTTTTTATTAACTACTTAATAAATTCTTAAATTAAGAATAGTTTAAGTAGATAATAAAATATAGATTTATAATCTACCTAGTATTAATTTTTGAATAAATGTAGTGCCTGATACAATTTTATCAACTACTTTAAGAATTATATAATTCCCTGACAAAGATGTGTCGCCTTTGTCTTGTGATTCTTTAACGTTGATATTTCCTGAAATCTTAAGTTCAATAATATTGTATTGATTAGATTGTGTAAAGTCGCCTGATACTATTATTTCAAGTCCTGATTCTCTTACAAAGTTTTTAAATGTATCAGCATATAGTGAATTATCATCAAGGTATTCTTTAGTTGTGTATCTTACACCTGATGTTTCTTGTGCTTTAGGAGTAGATTTAGATATTTGGATATCTGAACTAATATCACTTAAATTCTGTTGAAATTTATCCATAGTTTTTGTAGCAGGATTATAAACTAAACAAATAGTCTTAGGTTGAAATCTATTTGATGAATTTAGTTGTTTATACTCAAATATCTTATATTGATAAAATGTATTATTAGTTTTGTCAATGTATCTATATTTTTGTTTAGATAAGTTAGAAACTTTTAAATTTCGTGCTGATTTGACATTTATTGAATCTCTTGTTTGATATACAATAAATCCTTCACGCTCTAAATCATTAGTGATAAAATCAAGAAAAGACACGCTAGGATTTACTGAATATAATGCACGCTCTTTCGATTGTTCTATATTTATTTTTAATTTATCTTTTGTTATATATTCATTAACTTCTTGTAAAAACTCTTGAATTATATCAGAAATTTTAACAGAATTGTAAGATTTAGCCTTAAATATATTATCTAATTTATATGATATTATATCTCTAATTGAGTATTGAAGTAATGTTTTATTGCCTTGTTTTATAGTATTTTTACCTGTAATAATAAATGTTCTGTAATACTCTTTTTGAAATAAATCTTTAAAATATAGTTGAATTTCAACATCTGAACCTAATTCTAAAGCATTGTTAATATCGGCTATATCATCAATTATAATATATCCTTCAATATCTACGCCTGAATAAGAAATCTCAATATTTTTAAGCAATAATTGATTTAAATTTATTGATTTATTAGATTTTTTATCTGTTAAAATTCCTTTAACTGCTGATATTTGTGAATTGACTGATAATGCTTCAAATCCCATTATTTTTAACCTTATAAATTTTTTAAATCTTATTACTTCATTACTTTATTAAAGTTTTTTAATTTTGAAATCCGTTATTAATTCTTGCTGAACTATTAAATATCTTTAAGAAATCTTGAATTCTCTCTTGTCTTAATAATTTAATAGTTCTATTAATTTCATTTTGTTTATTTAATTTTTCTTTTAATATGTTGAATAATCTAAGTTTTGTTTCATCTGTATATTTACCTGAATAAGGGTCATATTTATCTCTACTAAAATAATTTTCTGTAATAAATTCTGCAAGATTATATATTAAATCAAAATCAAAAGGAAGTGAAAATAATGGGTCTAAATTGTTAATTAATAATATAATATCCCAATAGTTTTCATTATTATAGTATCTATATGATATTTCTTCTAGTAATGAATTATTATCTATATTAACAAAAAATACATTATCCCTATCATTAAGAAATTCAGATAATTCTTTATTTTCTATAATAAATCTTAAATCTAGTGAAGTATAATCACGAACTTGATAATCTTTAATATCTTTATAATTCTTATATACAGGCGAATTATAATCTTCATATTTAGAATCATCTAAATTTTCAAAATAATCAAAATCTGATACTGTATTTTTAAGTTGTTCTCTATCATTTTTATATATCATTTAATAATCCTATTTCTCAGGAATTTTAGTATATGAACCATAATCAACACTATCCCAATCATCGAAATCAATAGCCCTATATTCAGCAAAAGTTAATTGAAGTGATACATATTTAGGCATTCCGTCTAAAGTTGTATCAACATATCCGCCTGCGGAATAGTTTGTATTAACTTCTTGTAAAACACAAGGCAAAGCATTAATCATCTTATTTAATTGCGGATTGCCAAACTCTATACAGAAAAATCTAGGTTGAGTCATCAAAAAACTTGCTGTAACTTTAGGCGATGAATACTTTTTAAGAGTTAATATAATATTAACCATATCTTCTGCTTCTTTTTTAGAATTAGGAATTAAGTTAAATGTAAATGTAAATGTTCTAGGTGCTGAACCCCTATAATTTTGGAAGAAATCAGGATTTAATAAGTTTCTTTGCTTTCCTAAAGAACCTGCTAATTTTGCATTAAAATCGCCAAGCATTGCCTTTGTTGCACCTGTTATTGAATTTGCTGTTTTTTTAAATTTGTTTGAAGCAGTGTTTTTTACTATATTATCTTTATCAGTGTCTAAATCCATTTTATCGCCTGCTAAAGCACCAATTATTCCATTTTCTACACCATAATCGTGTGAATATACATCTGATAATTCATTAGGAATAGGTAATACAATACTAAATTCAAATTTAGCATTTAATCTTTTCATCTCTCTTACTAAATTGCCATATTGATTAATTGCTTCTGATGTTTTATTTACTGCACCATCTTGTTTAGAAATTTTATCATTTTTCTCTTGAATTTCTTTTGTAAATTGTTCTATTTTTTCGCCTGAATTGTCAAATACTGATAATAATGTTTGAGATTCAAATATTTTTAAAGTTACTTTTCTTAATGCAAATTCTTCATTTGCCATAGTTACAGGAAAATACATATATGTTGGTGCAGAATTTGAAGCATTTACAGAATTCTTAGTTGCTTGATTTGTAACTGATATAGGCATTTTCTTTTATATCCTTAAATTATTAATATGAAAATGAATCTGATAAATTCATTGACGGTTTATTACTACTATTTACATTAACGTTTGTATCAGAATTACCATAATTGACAACAGTTATAGTCTGTATAGGTTTGTCAATATTTGGTAAATTTCTTTCTTGTTTTTCTATATTATCAGAATTTATATTTGCTTGATTTTGTTGTATAGTTTTATTCATATCATTTATTAAATCTTGTTTATCTAATTTTTCTATTCTTTCAACTTCATCATTAATTTCATCTGAATATGGTGTTTTAATAGAATCTAAACTTGATTTATCTTGTTTAACTGATGATATAGAACCTTCAATTGATTTATTAAAATCTTTATATGCTTCATTAAATTCATCAGGCAACATTCCTGCGTCTTTTGCTAATAAAGCACTATCTAATCCTATACTTGCTAAAGTTCCCAATCCAGGAAAACTGCCTGCTATACCACTTAAAACTTCAACAACTGCACCTGTAAAATCGCCTGCTAATAATCTATCTGCTCCAAATGCTAAACCTGCAATAAGGCTAACACCTGGAATTTTCTTACTGACTGCTTTTATAATTTTAAGTGTTTTAGGTGGTATTATATTTGTAATATATTTTAATACTTTTTCAGACATAAAAGAAGTTGCTTTATCTTTTAATAAATTTAATCCTGCTTTAGCATTATTATATTGCTTACTAGCAAAATTTGCCACATCATCTGCTGTCTTAACAATAAAATCTTTTGAATAATTATAACCTTTTACAATATCATCAGTTAATTTACCACTTGCTACATAATCATAACCCTTTTTGGTATATTTAACTGCTGTATCTGCTAATTTACTAAAAAATCCTTTTTCTTTAACAGGTGCTGTTGGCACTGATTTAGGTTTGTTAATGTTTTCAATAGGTTTAACACTTTTTGTTGGCTCTACTTTAGGTTTAGGTGTTTCAACTTTTGGTGCAGGAGTGCTAGGTTTATTAAATTTTGCTTTAATATCATCAATTGTTTTAGATAATGTTGCCTTTGTATTATCAATAAGTGTTCCTAATGATTTAAACTTAGATTCAGCAAATTGTTTAAAACTTTGAAATGAACTCTTAAGTCCATTGATGTCAAACTTATTAATATACTTATAAAGAGATTTAGATAAATCTGCTATTTTTGTTGGCAAAGTTCCTAAAGATGTTATAAATTTAGGCAATTTAGGATTAAAGAAAAATTTTAAAGGTTTAAATACAGATTTTAATAATTTAGAACCTAGCCAAGCAGTAGCACCACCTTTTAAGAAATCGCCTATTCCTAATCCACCTGAACTGCCTATACTAGATTTAACTTTTTTAACAATAGTTTTCATTACTCCTGCACCAATTAATGCACCGCCTAATTGTGCTTTATGTAATGAAATATTAGTGTTTTGCTCGTCAAATGAATCTTTATAATAATCATCTACTGTTTCTTGAATTTTCTTATTAATTTCATAATGCTTTTTTAATAAAGGTGTATTGTCAGCAGTAGGATTTAATTTTATTATAGTATTTAATTGTTCTTGTGAATTTGCTATTTTATCTATAATACTAGGAAATAAATCTAAATTTGATTGTTTTGTGTTTTCTTCATAGTTTTTATCATCATCTGTTTGTTTAGATTTTCTAGGTGTTTCATCGTCTTCGTCGTCATCAATTTCATCATCATCTATCATAGGTGTATTAAGACCAAAAAATCCTGATATACCACTTGCTAATAATCCACCACCCATTAATAGAGTTTGCATAGATTCTGAATTAAATCCGTCTAAACCTTTTGAACCAAATAAGAAATTTGATACAGAATTGCCTATACTATTACCTATATTACTAAATATATTTCCTGTATCACTAGGCGATTCTTTTTCATTTATATTATCGCCAATAGGTGCAGTAGGAATAGTTGATTTATTATCTGCTATATATGCGTTTGAAAATTCAGGATTTGCTATTTTTCCTTGAAACTTTTTAGGTAAATAGGATAAAGTTTCATCGTTTGAGCCTGCTTTTGAACCTAATTTATAATATTGCATTATATCAGTTCCGTAAGCGTCTTTAAATCCTTTACCTTCTAAGAAAAGTTTTTTAGTATTTCCGAATCCACCTAAGTGTGAAGCCATTAACTTACCACTTAAATCACTTTCATCAGTATATCCAATACTTTTAGAAATTTGATTATAGTTAGATTTAAGCAATTTATCCATTGCTTGTTCTTGATATTCAACATTATTTAAGAATGCTTGCTTACCGCCTTTAATAGTCCAGTTACTATCATCTGCTAAGAAGTCATTTTGCCAACCACTATATCTTTGACCCCTTTTAGGAAGTTTTGATTTATCTATAAATCCTGTATCAGCAAGTGCTTCTGCACCAAATTGATACTTTCCCATAAAACCTAAAGAATTTACTGAATATTGATTTCCCCCTGATTCTCTATATGCAATAATATTTTTTAGGTTCTGATAGGTGTCGTTTGACATTCCAATGGTATTGTTTAAATCTGTCTTATTACTCATAAGACTATTTATTTAAAAAATTTTTAGTGTTTTAATTGTATTATAATCTTTGCAAATGGTATTATAAATTTCTTATCTTTAAATTTATCGTTATTTTCTATTATATAATAATTAGATTTAGGAATTTGATTTTCAGGTAATTCTATAAAATATCTTTTAGATAATGCTTTTGTCGGTGTTTTTATTGAATTTGATATTTTATATTGATTTCCTTCTACAATTATTTCATTAAAAATATTTCTGCAATTAGTGTTTGCAATAATATTGTATTGATTTTTATTTAAAATATATAAAGCAGACAAAGGAACTGCCATATATCCTTTATAATCATAAGGGATATTTTCAGTTTTATTAACATATAAACAATCAGAATTAACATATTTTTGATAATCTTTATTGTTATAAGTCTTAGTAAATTTATAATAAGGAATTTTAGGTTCTATATTACCAAAGAAATTAGAATTTGCTTCTGCAATTTTATTATCAGGTGTAATAAATTTTCTAAATATATCACGATTTAAAGCCCAAATTTTCTTTTGCTTAAAATAATCAAATATTTCAACAGATGAAATTATAGATACAGGAGCAATAATTATAAATTTAATATCTAAACTTATTATGAAATTAATATATAATCTCATTAATGAAAATGGTGGATTTGTTACTACTATTATATCATCTTTAAATTCATTAATTATATCTGAATTATACTCAAATAAACCTGATTCAATAGGCGTTTTACTCTCATTAATCCCATCATAATCGTATCTATAAGGTTCATCAGATTTAT